CCTTGAATAATTACTTACCCGCGTTTCAAATATCTTTGTAAAATTACCCTCAACATGTTTGTTTATTATCATGGGCCGGTATGGCATTTTCTCGCCGCCGAGCTGGTGGTATATCGCGTATGATACCGCCGTGCCAAGTGTTAAAGACTTTGGCTCTATTATCGCCACACCGCCAGCCGCACCCGGCTCAAGTATCGAGTTTGACAAAGCCCCTTTAAAAAAAAGCATTGGATATACCTGACCGATTGCGTGTTGTTTGTACCGCATATACGCAGTCATACCATCCGAGCCGCCTTTTGCTTTCATGCTCATGTAAGCGGCCTTTACGGTTGTATCTCTCTTACCCTTGTAGTCCTCGTAAAATCCAGGGCCTTTCTTGTTAAAGAGCTGCGCATTATCTTTGTACCACATCCGTGCTATTGATACCCACACGGGCCGCATATCGCCTATTTTTCTTATTGCCTCGTAACATTTCGCGATAAACTCCGGCGCATTCAATAACTGCATTGTTACACCAGGCATACTACCAATCCCTGCCGTTTATGCTTATATTATGTTCGGGCGGCAATCCTACTGGTCCCGGGCCTGTTTGTATTGCGTTAATGCCGATATGGCTTGCTCTTGGCGGTGGCGGTCTTGTGCCTGTTATAGACTGGCTTATTGGTGTCTTCCGCGCCGCGTCTGTCAATAAAAGCTTGTCCTCTTTTATCTGCTCTATCATGTCCATTGATGTGTTTTCAAGTTCCTTGACCTTTGCCTTGACTTCAGGGCTCATGTTTGTGCCGTTGTTTCTTAAAATCCTGTCAATCCGCGAAGCCGCGAGTTTTATACAAATATCTTTTAACACAAGCGCGGACTGTGGCATTGTAGCCGGAATTATAGGCACGGTGTATCTCACAGCGATCCACCCGTCAACGTCTGCCTGTGTCCTATCCACAAGGTCATCTAATTGCGCCCCTGTGATATTCGTATTCGTGGTAAAATTTATGTTCTTAAGTTCACCGCGAACATCGTCTGCGGTCAAGTACGTTGCGTATGCTAAAGCCATAAAACCTCCTTATAATTGCGGTGGGGCTATTAACCCCACAGAAGCCCTGTTACCGCTTGAGGGCTGCTTTTGCTTTTTTCTCGACCGCTTCCTTGTCCGCTTCCTGTTTATCCCAGTCGGATTTTTTCATTACGATCCCGCGTTCAATCCAGTGGTCAAGTAAATGCCCGCCTTCACCGTTCGCGCCAAGCATAACTTCAGTAGTTTTCTTGGGTATCGGTTCGCCCGCGAAAATCTTTGTGCGCTTGCCAAAAAGCGAGTGTGCGATAGTTCCCTTTGCCACGTAATCGGTCGTCCCGCCTTCTTTTCTTGCCGCTTCGGCATTAGCTTTCGCTTCCTCCTCGGCTGCGGCTTTAGCCTTTTCCTCTGCTTTTGCCATTGTGTTCATCTCCTTTAAAGTTTTTTAAGGGCGGGGTTTTTACGCCCCGCCCCAGTTCCTTACAGCACGTTCGGCAGTAAGCATCCGCAGGTTATGTCTATCAACCTGTCATCAGCCATAAAGCCTGACGTGATATTCTTACCCATTTCCGGCAGTATGCCCGGCGACATCCAGGTATAGTTAAAGTTCGCGAGTCCGACCGCAGGCGAAGACGGCACGAAGCTGTACCCAAGTGACTGGGTAGCCTGTGCAGGCCCGCCGGTGTAATCGATTTTCGCGAGTATTACGTTGTTACCCCATACGTCAGTCCTGGCCGTTGCGGCACCCACGTTGTTTGTCATGTACATGACTTTCGGCACGAGAATCTTTTCCACGTTGAATATTGCTTTCAGTTTCTCAATCGAAAGCAGTACGTCAAGCGCGGGCGAGACAGCCCCAAAGTAAGCAGCCTTAATCAGTGACGGGTGACGGGAAAGGACGTTAAACACTTCCCACGGCACGATTGCCACGTTCGGCACGAATCCGCAACCGGGCTGTGAGTTAACCCCTGTCCTGACGATCGATACCGCGTCCGTTATGTCCGCGAGTATGTTCGCTGTCGGATCGCTCCACTTTATCGGCACATTCAGGTACTGAAGCATTACCGTAGGGTCAATAAGCGGTTTTGCTACCTGATATTCCCTGCCGACCTGAACGTTTGCGTTCAGGATCGAAAGAGTCTTTACAGCCGCGAGCGCGTCTCCGCCGAAGTCCTCAACGTCCGCGTAATCCAGCGAAGCCGTGAATCCCCTGTACTTCAAGAGGTATGTGTCTTTTGCCTCGAAGTCCAGTTTAATCATCGGGAATCCGTCAGGCGAAAGCGTGAAGTTTGACCTGACCTGTACTGCTGTGTTCTGTTTCGGTATGCGTCCTTTGTACGTGGACGAAGGAAGCTGCTGATACAGGTCCTGATATATCAGCCCTTCCGGCATCCAGCCGCGAAGTTTCTTGTCATAGTACGGGTCGGTTATCGGGGCCACGTTCATCCCGGTAATCGTATTGTACTGTATTCCTGCCATTTTTATTCATCTCCTTTTTGTGTTTTTTAGATTACTGTAACGCCGTACTGTAAAAGCACGGTTATGTACTCGCCAACGCCGCCGAGTTCGAGCGGCAGAGCGTTGAAAGCCGATGTCCCGGAAGTGCAAGGCGTAAACGCCCCGCTGGAATCGACCTTAAGCGGTACGGTGATGTCAGTGACCGCCCCGGACAGCAGAACAACAGCCTGCCCGCCCATTTTGTAAATCTGCATGGAGTTGTCTTTGACATAAGTCGGTACAGTTCCGCCGCCTGTCGGAAGTCCAGCCGCCACGCCTGCACATGCCATGGTTATGCTTGCAGCCAGCGTGTAGGACTTGGTCACGCCGTCATTCTCAGTTGTTTCTTTTACAGCCAGCCCCGGCGATACGGTGGAATCAGCCGCAAGCCCGGTCTGGGTAAACGTCTGTTTCAGGTCTGTCGCGCATTTCATGTTTCCCATTATTTTTTACCTCCTGCTTTCTTTTTGTGTTCGGCGTACTTCTGGTTGTGCTCGGCGGCAACAGCTTTCTCAGCCTTGTTATACGCCTTGTCATCCTCTTCGGACATTTTCTTGTCTTTCATGTACGCCATGATTTTCTTGTCCTTGTGGCTGTTCGACTGGTTATCCCAGTCCTTGTTCATGTCCGCTTCGTCCTCGCTCTCTGACTCTGACTCGCCCTCATCCTTGCGCGTTTCCTTGAACGCAACGCCTTTTTCAGCGAGTATGGTTTCAGCGAGTTCAAGTTTGCCCTCAGCAAGCGCGATCTGAAAAGACGTTTTTCCCTCTTTCAACTGCGCGGGCGTATACGCCTTTTTCGCGGCTTCCTCAAGTTCGGCCTTCTTTTCGGTTATCTTGGCCTCGGCAAGCTCTTTGTTCTTTTTCTCGATCTCAGACAGTTTCTTTTCGGCTTCGGACAGTTTCTTTTCCGCTTCATCCTTTGCCTTAACTGTCTCGGACAGTTTTTTCTCGGAAAGTGTTATGATTTCCGACTGCCCCCGTATCTTTTCTACTGCCGCGTATTCGATAGTGTCATCTGCTACGCCCTCGGCCAGGTTGACGCCCTGTCCGACAAGTAAAGCCCGTAATTTGTTTAACATTGGTTTTGTTTCTCCTTTCGCGTGTTCGCCTGCGTTGACAGGCGGCGTGGCTTGACCTTCGCTTAAACGTATCGACTGCATGTACTTAACTGCGGGCCGGTTCGTTAAAGCTACGCCAAACAGCACGTCTTTATAAGTCTTACCCGTGACCGTATTCGTAAAGTCATCGTAGTCCACGGACGCAAATAACCACACATCGTCTTTAATCGCCTCTTGGGCAGCCGATGTCCACGAGTGGTTTTTCGCCCACAAACTCTTGACCTTCTTTCCGGTGGGTAAAGTCTTATCTCTTTTCTCAAGCTGTGAAATCCAGCCAGCCGCTTCTTTGTCCGCTTCGTGTCCATAATCCCAGTTCACGGTCGGCAGGCCGGTGTCTTTGTAGCAAAGTCCTCTTACATTTTCGTTAAACCACTGTATCATGTTATCAATCGTCTTTTCGGTTATGGTTATGTTCTGCCCTGTCTTTGAATTCGGCCACACGCCCTCGAACGTCACTTCGTTCCACGTATTGCTTGCCTCGCCAAATTGCACGTGCGTATATCCTGCGTCAGTAAGTTCTTTAAGTTCAGTTTCGCTCAACGTTAATGCGCCCTCAGTTGCCTCGGCCATGTGATACTGCGTGTGTTTCTCAATCCACGCTTTCACTTCATCTTTTGTTTTAAACTGCTCGCGGTTAAAACGCACGGATTGAGTCTCGCTTTTACCGTCCTTAATTCCCAAGACAAGCGAAACGCCGGCGCCCATGTCTTTTCTTGCATAGGATGAATACCCTGACGGGTCAGTCTGACGAACGCGCCACTCTGAGGGCTTCTTATCAATTCCCAGCATTTTCTTTTACCTCTTTTTTGGGTTCCGGTTTCTTAATCTCTACCGGCTGTACGTTCGGCTTTTCAATCGGCTCTACAAGTTTAGGCATGTTTCACCTCTGATAATGTTTTTAATTTATTCAGTTTCGCCGGGTCATCGCTTTCATCAACCACGCTGTCAAGGCCGTCCCATTCGTCGGGCGAGTCCTCGTTTATCGTTATCGGCACTATTATGCACCGGCATTGAGCATGGACCGGAGGGTTGTATTCATCACTGTCGGGGTCATCAACCTGAAATGTAGCCCCGTCAAGTTCTGCGCATAAATCACAGGTCGAGTTATCGAGTATTGCAGAGTATTGAAAGCCCTGGATATCTTTGCTCGCTTCCTCAAATGCAGACCAGCGGCCCTCATTGTACGCCTTGTTGACCACGATCCCGCCACCGAGCGAAACGTCATTGTCAATGTAATCGTCAATAGTCTCGTTCACATCAAACGCGACCTCTTCATCAGACCTGCCATTGTCAAGAGACATCATGGCCTGTGTCTCTGCTTTTTTCGTCAGATCACCGTATAGCGTATCTGTTGCGTATTCAGCGTTTGCCTTGACCCAGCCGTAAACGCCTGCCGGCATATCGCCGCGCTCGGCCAGTTTCACAGTACCGCCTGAGCCAAGTTTTGTATGCAGCTCGTTTGCCGCCTGTGTCCGGCCCAGACGTACTGACTCCATAAGCAAGTCATGTATTATTGCCTTGACCTTTGCTTTTTTACCGAACTCAACCGCCTGCAAGTCTTTGTGTTTGTTCTTTGACCCTTTCAGCGCGGTCAATAACGCCTGTTTGTATTTCGGTATTAAAAAGTTTTTAATCGAATTGCGTATTTCAGAAACGTACTTCGCGTCAAGGTTGTTAAACGCGTTATTAATTTCAGAAAAGTTAACTTTCGTTTCCCACTGTGTCAATGTTCTACGTGGAACAAATTCGCCGAGTTTGGCCCCGTGGGTATGCTCATGCGCCTTTTTCGGTTTCGTGGGCCTTTCTGTCTGTCCCGGAACTGCGGCGGGCTGTACTGCGGGTACAGGCGCGGGCGGTATTACAGTGTCCTCGCCCTCGCTATCGTCAGGGTCTATCAACGGCAGGTCAAAGTGATTTGACATATACTCAACCATTTCTGGTCTCTGGAATATCTGCGGGTACATTGTGGCAAGCACCTGTAACTTTTTCGCGTCCTCAAGCGTGGGTTTCGCGTCTATACCCTCAACCGCAACCTCGCAGTATTCGTCCTGTTCGCCTTCATTCACTATCTCTAAAAACTTTACTATTGCGTTCAACTTCTGACAGATATAATCAGCGGTCGGCTTTACGCTTTCATCATGCCCGGCCTCTTTTGTCTGACCCATTGACCGTGACCCGTGCGCGGACTGGCCAAGTTCGCTGCTCTCTGTCTGCGTAACTTTTGAAATACTCGCGTCATGCCGTTGTATGCTTTGAAGTATCGCCTGAGACTGATAATCGGTTTTAAAAAATTGAAAATCCATGTCCTCTTTTGAAATTTTAATCATAGGCAAGTTCGCTTTGACTGCGGTCTGGTTTATCTTGTCCAGATCTTTGTCCTTGTCCGTTCCAAGAAACCGATTAGCGACTTTCGTTACCCTTAACCCACGGGCATTGTTTTCCGCGCCCACTATGTCTATCTTGTCCAGCTTGTCTTTAATTAAGTAATGCCTATACATCGGACGCAGCGGCCCTATGCCTTCAAGATTATTACCAAAACGTAAATGCGTAAATACTATTAATTCGCTCCACGGCACCATTGCCTTTGTCCCGTCCGGCCTTGTTATCCCGCACATAGCCTGTCCTGGCATGTTCACGTACTTGAAATCATCACCCCATGAAATCTGCCTGACTGAAGATATTTCGCCGTCTTTTCTCAAATACCATTGCCATATCGTTTTGGGTGAACGCCAGCCAAGAGAATTAAGACACCACACATTCCCAAACTTGCGGTTGTCTTCCTGTCTGAACGATGGCTCGAACACAGAAAAGGAATAAATCAAGTGAGTAAGTATATCGTTAAGATTATCCTGCCAGACTTTAATCGGTGATTTAAAAAGGCAGTATTCAAGTTTCTCGGCCCGCTTTTTCGCTTCGGGCGTCTTATCCGGAGGCTTTATGAAAAAATGCGCGTTCTTGAGTTTATTAAACGTCCTCATGGTCGCTGTGTAAACCTGTGAGTCAGACCGAAACATGTAATCAAATATTTCAACACCGTTGCGGCCTTGTAATATTGGCAGCGGCTCTTCACCGTAAAACCCGCCGTACTTCAACACGCCGTCAGTTCCGAAGACCTGCATGGGCGGCCCAGAATACCGCGGATCCTGCCCATCTGTGGTCGGCAGCGGGGCCAAGTTTGCGGGCTGGTCTGCGTTCTGCGAAGTCAAGGGCGCGTCTGTGTTAAGCATGTGCGGCTGTTGACCGCCACCGAAACCCGGCAGGCCCGAAGTCGCGCCCTCAAACAAGCGTTTAACACCGTTCCCGATATTTTCCATTAATCCCATTTTACCAGTCACGCTGCCTTTCGTTTTGTTCTACCGCGTCCATTACTTCATTTTGCGCGGACTCCAGTTTTCTCAGTACGTCTGACTGCCCTTTGCCATAATGCCGCATGTAGTTTGTCATTACAAATGCGTCTGCCCTGTCCGGTGAATGGCCTATCCTTTTCTTAAAATCGTCCTTGCTTTCAAGCGCGAGCAACGTCCGCCCGCCTTTGATTATGTATTTAAACTTTCTTGACGCCAGCTCGTTTAAAAGTTCCGCGTCATAGTCGAGTATGAAACCGTCTTCGCTTTCAAAGTCGAGCGCGGTTATCGCGTACATTTCCGTGACAAGGTTCGCGTACTTGTTTTCCTCTTTTGCGTTCGCGCCAAAGTCAAGCGGACATATCTCAACGCCAGGGTGTTTTATATCCCCGTCATTGTTTAGATCGTTGTAAGTCCCGGCCCCGACTCCCGTATGGTCTATACCCACTCGCACGTAATGATTGACATAGTGTTTGAGAACGTCAGTCTTTATCACGCCCGCGCTTTGAAACGTATCACGCCGCCCGTAAAACTTCTTATCAATCTGTTTGTTGCCGAGCATGGTATAAAGACAGGTCATATCCCGGCCCACGTCTGCAATATCACCGCCGATTGTTATACCCTTATCGCCGTTGTAAGCTGCGAATCCCTCTTTTTCAGGGTCGCCGAACACGCCCATGCACTCCTGGATGCGTTTGAAACTAATTTTCGTATCCTCGTTTGACTCCGGGAACTGAGCAAGAGCCAGTGATTGAAACAAAAAGCTGTTCTCGCCCCATTCGATATACTTTTCCACAAGCCAGCGCAAAGTTAAAAGCGAGCTGTAAGATGTTTTATATGATTCATAATGCTTTATGCGTTCGCCTTCAGACAATGCCCGCACTATAGCAGCCTCTTTCCTCAAGTCGCGTATATCAGTCACTTTATTTTCATATACGTTTGGGCTATCGAAACAATTCCAAATTATCGACTTCCAATCAGGCTTTGAAAACAGACTTGCGAACAGGGAAGTCTTATCGGTCGTGTTGCCGATGACCCACCAATAAACATTTTTTCCAGTCATCATTCGTTCCGCTGATTCGTAAAGCTGTTTCGGCACGCCCGTGCCTTCGTCCATAACAATAATTGTAGCCCGTGGCCCGTGGAAGCCCTGAAACGTTGACAGGTCTTTTGACGTGGATATTTTAGGACTAAAGCCTACAATAAACCACTGCGGGTCAGTGCTCTTGCTTATTTTTGTTAAAGTCACATCACAGTTAAGATTGACTTTTGCGTTTGAATAAATATTCCGCAGTTCAGTCCACAACACGCTTTCAAGCAGATTCCACGTCGGGGCTGTGGTCACTATCTCAATCCCCGGCCCCCAAAGGAAATATGCCGTCAATATGCTTTCAGAAATTAAATGAGTTTTCCCCATTGCGTTTGATGATCCGATTACTACACGGTGATTATGCGGGTTTAAAAGAGTTTCAAAAGCTTTCTGCTGGTATTCGGTTTTTGACGCGGTTCCTAAAAAGTTATCTGCGAAAAGTTGCGGGGTTTTGCGGCACTTCTCAAGCGCCACCGGCAATCCCTCAAGCACCGCCGAGGTCATGCGTCACCTTTTGACAGCTTTAATATCGCGTCTGATAAACCGTTGACGGCCTTGTCTGCTGGCGTTCCTTTGCGCATGATGTTCTCTAAAAGCATTTTCATGTATTGGGCATTTGTTTTGCCTGCCCCCATGCCTTTTTCTAAACAAGTTTTAGCTACAACACCATGCAATGTATCAACAGCCCTTGACACCGTGTCAGGATTTTCTGTATACCTGTAAAGCGTTCTTGCGTCAACATCAGGGTGCAATTCGCTATGAATTTGTTCAATGGTTTTCTCGCCGGTGATATAAAGGCGGGCCACTTCGACTTGCTGGACTAAGTTCAATGCGGGGCGTTTATCTATTTCTTTTTTATTTTTTTTCTTTGCCATAAATAGAAAAACCCCCTTTCAAGTTTTTAGCTTCATTGCAGGTCGAGAGGCTACGCTTCTCTTACTCCCTTGTACTTCACCCCGTTTGTACTCGGGACTGCAATTACGCTTCTTGAACATATCTATACATTAAATCCCCGTTAAAGTCAAGTATTATCTTTTTGCCAGATATTCGGCAGTGATAACAAAGTATTGTCAAGTAGATACTCAAACCGCTTTAAGTAGTTGATAACGGTATTGTCAGCGGAAGGGTGGAAGGGGGGGGGCGTGGCGGGTGTGGCGGATGTGGCGGGTCTTTTCCGGGGCGTGACACTGCATACCCACGTATGTCATCTACTGTTTAAAAACTATACTATACACTATACATATAAGGCAAATACGTGAAATAGGCAAGTTTTCGCGAAAGCGTGACGCACAAACACACAAGGGTGTTTTCCGGAAATAATGCGCCACATGCGCCACATGCGCCACGGGGCAGTTTTAGAAGGGGTGTTCTGGGTCAAGAAAGGTTGTTTGCACGGGTGCAGAGGGTACATTTGTACCCTGTTCGATTTCGATATGGTCCATATCAAACTCTTCCATTTTCTGTTTAATAAGATCGTGGTCAACTATCCAGTGTCTACCGGAATGTGTCTTTTCATTATCAAATCCTAACCGGCTGATAAGTTTTGATATACTACCTTCAGATTTTTTATAGGATTCAGGCTTGCCTTCATTATAAATTCGATGAACTTCTTTAGATGTAAACTGTTTTTTGCCATCGGCAATTACCTTATTAATTGCAGCCAATCCTTCTGCGTCCTGGCTGTGCGAGTCGGCCTCTTTACGTTTGTCTTTCATATTTAAAACAAATTCATCCCATTCTTTTATATTTGCCTCACTGGGGTCTGTTATTTGTAACATAGTGTATAAAGGGGTAAGCAATTCGCCAAGTCTGCGGCGTGCCGGTGGTTCAATATGCGGGAAATCATGTCTCATCCAATAATGTCTAAAAAACAATAAACGGTTACGCAATTCCGCCGCTCTGACAAGATTAAGGTTTGGTTCTACATTTTGACGTTTATTTTGTTTCATAACGAATTTAAGACAACGACTTTCAATAATATTGTCCAGATATTCAGTGCTGCAAATCATGGTTCCGCCGTATGTATCAAAAGTTTTAATCTGGTCAATAAGATTTTTTTCGGATTCACGCTCAATTCTTGTGACCGTACAACCAGGAGTATATCGGTTTTTAAGTAAGTCTTTAACATCCTGATTGCCATTGTCACCCCGGAGTTGTATTTCGTCAAAGACATAATTCATTTTAAGGAAATGCGTTGATCTAAACAGCACGGGCCCTGTGGGCGTTGTTTCACGCTTACACCGGAAAGCAAGGGCAGCCACTGTTTTCCCAGCCCGGCTTTTACCGGTTTCGGGCGTACCATACATATAAAGGAATGGGCTGCTTTCAAGTTTTTCAAGTAAATACGTATGAAGAACATATAGGGCAATAATAAGATAATATTTATTTTTAGGGAGTTCAATACAATCATAAACAAACAAAGATATGTCAGATAATAGCTTTTTGGCTGTTTCCGGATTGTTAAAATCATGCTTCATATTAATAATATCTTCTGTGGGTAACATCATGCTTCGCATGTCTTGTTTTGCGTTACGGGGCTTGTTGTCAATAAACACGGTTTCCTTTATTTCCATTTGTCCGTTTGCATCCATGAGAAACTTTACCTTGCCGCCTGGATTTTGTACCCAGTGAATAAGATTATCAATCACGCCTATAGTCTCAGAGTCTTCTTTAAATTCGTCTTGTTGTTCTTTTGGCGCGAAAGACTTCATAAGTTTTTCGTATGATTTAACTTCAGGCAATGTAAGGTTGAAATAGTTTTTAATATCATGGTATATGATTGCCATGCGCGTAGGTTCGTCAAGGTTTAATGCCAGTTCAAGCACGGGCCGCAGTAATTCGGATAACAAGGCCGGGGTCGTGTCCTTTGGTATGCCGCTGAGCATACGCGCTATGTCTGAAATGATCGGGTTTGTCATTTTGCCTCTTTATCGGGTGCGCTAAATCCAAACATGTCATCTAAAATACCGCAATGCGCCTGACAAGGATAATTATCTTTCCATTCGTGCCGCTTAATCCACCACGCACATTTTTCTTGCAGGCATTCTACTAATTCACGTCTGTCACCAATCGAAAGCAATGGACAAATCATGTATCCTCCTTATTTAAAGCCCCTGCCGGGTTGGTGCGCTTGAAAGTCATAGACAGACAAGCCCCGGCAGGGGTTATATAATAGATTGTATAACTTTCCGCGCACCATTTTATTCATATATATAGCGTACAATATTTCCCGCGATAAGTCAAGCCATATATAAGCCGGTTAAGGCTGCGTCGTGGCAGACAGAGTGTTAGCACAGCCTAACTCTGTTTGTTCAATGTTTATGCGGATATTTGAAAATAATGCTTGACAATTGTCAACTTGTCAACTATACTTGTGTTAGCGAAAGGGAAATCAAAAACGGAAGGCGCGGAGAGCGCGGAGGCGGAAAATATCATGGCGAAAAAAGAACAGAAGCATATCACAGTAGCAGACATAATGAAGCATAGCCCTTGCTATGATCCATTGACCATACCCGGCGTAACAAAGAAAACGAAGTTAACACTCTTGCAGTGTATGAAGTTCAAGGGGGTTAAAGACGTTGACAAGGTATGGCTGGCAACACGGTTTATGACAGACTTGCAGAACCGTACGTTTGCAATATGGTGCGCCCGCTCTTGCAAGACAAAGGTAAAAGAAGTGGGATTATATATAGACGCAATAGGAAATTATTATATAAAGAAAACGATAACAATAGAACAATTAAGTGCGGCTTACAGTGCGGCTTACAGTGCGGCTTACAGTGCGGCTTACAGTGCGGCTTACAGTGCGGCTTACAGTGCGGCTTACAGTGCG